GGAGAATCCTGGCAGGTTTCGGTTTGAGACTTACCTCTCTTACTTGACTTCCTGTGCCGCGATGTGGAGGGGTTCTCTTAAGTATAGAATTCAATTCTTTAAGACACCCTTTCATTCGGGGCGACTGCGAGTCTCGTACGTCCCTTGGGGCGCGCTTGACAATGCTGGAACATTTGACCGTACGAAGGTTTTCAACGAGGTTCATGATATCCGGTCCATCATGGATATCGACCTCGAGTTCCCGTACATGTACAATCAGCCTTGGAAACCAACACCTTTCCTAGGCGCTAAGAAAGGAGACATGGAAAAGAACTATGTTGGTGTGAGCCCGATGGGTTGGCTTGTGGTAGAAGTAGTGACTGCTTTGCGGGCGCCTTCTACTGCTGCCGACTCGATCGAAGCTCTGGTTTATGTGAGCGGAGGTGAAGATTTCCAACTCGCTATGCCGTACATCAACCCCCATGTCAAGACACTGCCTACTGGCAAGGCAGTGCCAACTCAACCAGCTTTTACTGACCGTGTTTACAATGGTCCTGCCCAGTCTGGGGACAATTTCACGGGTTCATGTCAACCCTGTGACGTCAGTGTGAATACGCTTGGCGTTGGCGAGATCTTCACAGGATTTCGACAATTGCTAAAGCGTTATACTCACATGGATGTCCAGGAGTCGGAGCGTCCCTTTGTCTTGTTCTCAGGCAAGGATGAAGAGCTGAAGGATTCCATCGCCAGACACTCAACACCGATTTTCCGTGCTGGGATGTTATACCGGTTCCAGTCTGGTTCACTTCGCTGGCTCCTTGAGAAGCCGAAAACGGGCGATCACTTTCTACTGGCTTTATCGCCAGCTGAGAGTGAGCTTCCTGTTGGTGATAGTGAACTTCGCTATACTGGTATTCCAACATCCCTCATTCCAACGGCAGATTTGCCCACGGAAATTCAGATTCCATTTTACCAGATGTGGCCTGCTCAGCTAACACAGGTGGGTGCTCCGGCACTTTCATTTGTGTATAACAACAGCTCTCAGCAGGGTGTACAATGGAAGCGGATGCCACAAAACAATGGCGTCCGTGTGATAGACCTGACCGGACCGAGCCCTGTAGGTGTAAACTACATGGCTATTGGAGAGGACTTCTCGTTCGGTTTTCTGATCGGGCCTCCTGTCACACTCGAAACCGCAATCGACTAAAAAGGTGGGGTTAAT